TGGGGTGGGGTGTCCCAAGTTGGGACAGTGGGGAGTGGGGTGGGAGGTGGATTTGACTTAAGGATTTACCTGTGCTAGTCTATATACACGCTCTGAGAAGGGCTTGTTTTTAACACTAGGCGTCCCAAGTTGGGACAGGGAAATTACGATGCAAAACAAAACTGAAAGATTTATAGAGGCTACATTGGGTAGTGATTCAGCCTTTTATGAAATGTTATGCCATCTATGTGAAAACCCAGATGAGGCATTGAAAAGGAATATCCCTATGCGTTTGAAGCGGGATATTGAATATGTGTTAAAAAAGTGCGTTAATGATACAAACAAATAGGAGGACTAAGACCATGACTTTCCAAGAATTTATGACTGCGTGTGACGGTGTTGTTTCAGCAAAGATAGGGCTTGGCGTATACGATTTGCCTGATGCTGCATGGCGTGATTATTATGAGGATGAGATGTCTCCAGAGGGTGCGTGTGAGTGTGCAGTGGTTGATTACTGGATAGATGAGATGCCTGATCTTGAGGTTGTTTGGTTTAACTAAGCGTCCCAAGTTGGGACAGATGGAGAATGATATGTCTAAAAAGAACTTTATTTATCGTCCGATGAACAAGCGTTCAGTGCAGCATGTCTTGCGTCAGATACGCAATACGAAGAAATGGAATATGACGATTGAGAAAGATGAGGGTGGTTGGTATTCTGTCAAGGCTCCTAATGGCAAGGAAATATTTGTTGCCATGTGGAGTCCCACTCACTACATGACAGGGTGGCATCCTAAGTTGGCTGAAGCGTTTGGTGTGGAGTAATGCTATGTTTGGTAGTAAGTGTGCATATTGTGATCAGCGTAATGCGACTGTTTATTGTTCAGACAATGACGATATGTATTGCCCCGATTGTTATCAACAGAAGTTGATTGATGATGAGTGCTACTGCGACAGTGATCGCTACATCACCTGCCACCTGCATTGGGATGAGGCTTGACTTAACAGTGGGGGTGGGCTATTCTACCCCCACAACTTGAGAGGAGATATGCGTATGAGTAAAGGTTTTGAGAATGGCACGATTGTGCCGCTGGCAAGTAGACGCTTGCGTTCTGTCGGTACGATGGAGCGTCATGCACAGGATGAGAGCAGGGCGAGGGATCGCAAGCTGTACCCTGTACTGGATCAGGGCGTGATGATGTCAGCACAAAACTGGCAAGCATACTTTGAAGCGCAGGATGAGGAACGTCAACGTGCGAGAGTATTCACTGCCATGCAGGAAGTGCAGGACTTGATTGCCAAGAGAAACAACCCACAACCAACGTCCCAAGTTGGGACAGTCATACCCTTTACAGGAGGTAAATAATGAACGCGAAACTTATTCAACTACGCTTGCCATCAGAGGAACGTCCTATCTTGACAGAGTTTTATTTCAAGGCTAGGACTGGATCAGGTGCAGACGATTATGCCAGTGCGTTTGCTTGGGACATGTTCCAATACGTTGCTGATATAACGTGTAGGGACTTGGAAGATGCATTTTACTTGTCCAATAATCCAGACGGTAGGGACTTGTCGCGTTGGTTTAAGCCTGTTGGCAAGCATCGTCCTTACTCAATGCAGGTGGGTGATCTGCTTCTGACTAATCACGAGGAATCATACCCCGGCAAATTGTACAGGTGTGCGTCTGTGGGTTTTGATGAGATAACAGATAAGGATGTTATACAAGCAATCATCAATGTTGTACAAAGGGAGGAGTTGCAGGATGCTTAGTTATTCACTTAAGGTCATGGTAATGCTGGCCTACTTCACCTTGGGGTGTCACCTATTCTTTGTGGATAGGGGTGATCCAGCCTTTATCTATGGCATCCTGACTATGGGCGAGGCTATAGGGTTTATATTCATCGCCTTTGCCTTGTTTCTATTGTTTTACTTTGGATGGAGGCGAGCATGAATAGTGAATATGAAGCAATCAAATAGAATTAGCTGCCCACCAACAAACGAAAAGGAACCAATGCAATGCAAAATCAAGTATATTTTAATGAGGACGATGAGGCTTATTTTGAGGCACTGGCTGATAAATTAAATGCTGCAAGATGGGGTGAATTAGATTTACAAACCAACGAAGGAAACCAACGCAATGAAAAAACGAATACACATAAAGATGCAGATGATGGCGATTATACAGCCATTGAATGTTTGTTCCAATATTTAGATGACCCAGAAGAAAGACTAAAAGGGTTTTTGAGAGAGGATGATTAGCATGAATAGATACTGGAACATGGCGTCCCAAGTTGGGACACTTAACGATTTGACTTAAGGAAAGCCCTATGCTATTGTATAGGCACAATGTAAATGGCTCTAGCAAAAAGGAGATAGCCAAATGTTTATGAAAGTAAAACTTACGAATACCCTCAATGCAATCGCTGGACGTAAGCCTACGATTGATCGCATCAATGAGCGTGACTTCAATAAGAAGGGCAAGTATTATGTTGGCCCATCTGCCAAGGGTAATTTCTTGCAGGTTAATGATGGCTTGCATATCCGCTATTACGATAACCCATTCCCTGTGTTTCACAATCTGTATCGGATTGTTTCCAAGAATGGTAATGATTTCGTAGTGCATGAGGCACGGCGTTAAGTTTCTTTATCCAGAGAAAGCGAGTCGTCCCAACTTGGGACACATGGAGATGCCGATGTAGCGAAAGAGTAACGTCACAAAAAGTGCAAGTAGGTTCGCCCCATACGAATTGAAAGCTATGACGCAACAGGGTGGTATGGGGACACACTAGCTAAAAGTCTGGACTAGTGTGATTGACGGTGACGCGACCACGTTAAAAGCCCAGCACTCTTTTTAACTTCTTACCTATGAGGTATGCTATGATTATCTATGACCTATCAAAAGTTCCTGCTGACGTTGTTGCACAGATACACGCCAGCCCTAAGTTCACAAAGTGGTTCAGTGAGTTCCCAAAAAAGCTGCTGAACATTGACAACCCCAAGACTGTCAAGGGTGAGAAGTACGGCATTCGCACGGCGGTGTTGTATGGATCACCAGCAGAGACTAGCGGCATCAATCTTTGTGCTATGTATGAAGTTGCAGGGTGTGGTCCTGCTTGTCTTAATACTGCAGGGCGTGGTGCTATGTCATCTGTCCAGATGTCACGTCTACGCAAGACACTGTTCATGTTGCAGTATTGGGATGACTTCAAGGCTATGCTTATGCGAGAGATTGAGACACACGCAAAGTATTGTCGCAAGCATGGCTATAAGTGTGCTGTCAGGCTCAATGGCACTACCGACATTCGGTGGGAACTCAAGATATGGGATGACATGGTGTTCTTCAATCGTATGTATGAGGTGCAGTTCTATGACTATACCAAGATACCCAATCGCCTTGTCCCTGATACGTCTATCTATGACCTGACTTTCAGCTACAGCGGTGTGCCAGAATACCAGCGTTTCGTGAAGACTGCTGTTGACATGGGTATGCGTTTGGCTGTAGTGTTCCGCTATCGCACACAGATACCCAATATTTTCATGGGTATGGATGTTGTTGATGGTGACGACAGCGACTTGCGCTTTCTTGAGCCACAGGGTGTGGTGTCTGCATTGTATGCCAAGGGCAGTGCAGTGCATGACCACAGCGGTTTTGTAGTTGGATAAACGTCCCAAGTTGGGACACATAGGAGAATATAAGATGGAAAACAAGGTTGTACGTAGGTTAGGAAAAGTTCGCGTCTATTGGAATCTGCACAAGAAATGTTTTTCTGTGCAATCGTGTAGGACAGGACGTGTGGTAGGTCATGCTAAAAATGTAAACATTGCAGACGCTAAGTTTGTGGTGCGTAAAGCAGGACAGGCCAAGGTGCGGCAAGAAGGCAAGAAGAATGTACACGCTTTCGTTGTTGGTTATGTGAGTGACAAGAATGGCTGGGCTGAGTACCCAGAGGCACAGCGTGTCACTTACAATCCTTATGTGAATGACACATTTGTATTTGCTAACACACAGGAGCCTGTGCTAGAGTCTAGCGTAGCTACCTTGGGTATATGGCAAGGCAAGCCTAGTATGTGGGCATGAGGAGTGAAACATGAAAAAGAGAGTAGACCCTGTTGCCAGAGCAATGGCATTTAATCGTAGACAAACCTCAACACGTGTGGTACAAGACAAGCGTAAGAGTGATAAAGACAAACAAGCAAAAGAGGAGATTAGAGATGCACGGCACGGCAAATATGATAAAGACCAAGGCTAGGCGACAGCCTAAAGATAAGCGGCAGAAGGTGCGTGTGCATCGTTATGTCCGTAAGGCCCAGCGTAATGTAAAAAGATATATGCAGTCAGTAAGGAGTTAAGACGTGATAAATTACACAGTAGATGATTACAATGTAAATGTCTTTCGGGGTCATATCCGTGAGGATGGGCGCATCTTACATGGCATACGTTCCGATGGTGTGTTAGAGTGGCGCAAGCCCGATGCCTACAAGAAACACGAGCAGAAAAGAGCAAAACGCAACGCCAACAAAAGACTACGGCGTAAGCATTGGCTGTCTCGTTTCAAGTTGCATCATGGGTGTAGCGTATGTGGTGTGAAGAATCTTCACCCGATAATGCTTCAAATGGACCACGTTGATCCGTCCACAAAGGTTGCCAATGTAAGTGATCTTGCTACTGGTAGTCTGAAACGCTTCATGGAAGAGGTACGTAAGTGTCGCGTCATTTGTTTTTTGTGTCATGTAAAGCACACAACAGAACAACGTAAAAGAGGAGAAATAAAGTGATTAATATTTGGAACATGATTATGGACAGCAGGTACAATCCACTGCGCCATATACCTGACAACAACACACGGCATCTGGTAATGCAGATGCTGGCGTGGATGTGGTGTATCATCTTCAGTATGTGGATGGGTAGCATCGTAGTGTTTGGCATCAGTGCCATAGCCCATGCCCTGCTGATTGCTGGCGTGTTTATCACGGCAGGTGTATTTGAAACAGCCAGACGCAAGCCTAACTATTTCGGTGGGCTGGGCAGAGGTAATGGGGGTGAGCATGAGTAAGAAGCTATCCACATACTATGGACACAGTGAATACGAGAACCGCCGATCTCATGTATATGCACTAGCGCATAATAAGTATGCGGCTCAAGCATGGGATGGCTCCACATCATTCAGGCTTGGTGACTTCCCAACAGAAGAACAGGCAGAGATGGCCTGTGAGGATTATGTGATGGGGATGCCTTATGAATGATGACAGGATAATGAACGTGCCAGAAGAGTTACGCAAACTTATGCGTGAGTTTGGTGACCTGTGCTTTGATGATGCACCGCAGGAAGAAGTTGATGCAGCATGGAAAAAATATATGCGTGTCAAACAGCTACATAAGCAGGGTCTTGAATATGTGCCTAAATTTTAAACAAGAAAAGGAGAAGTAAAATGGACAGACAAGCATATAAAGAACACATTCTCGCCTTAATTGAGGAGGTGAGACAACTGGAAGCACGTATGCAACCTACCGACACAGGACATATTGCAACCACAATCAATACCCTTATGGGTAGGATTGAGGAACTACTAACTGAACTTGTAGAGGAGAAGTAAAATGGCAGTTAGATCAATTAAAGCAAATGATCGCAGGGAACTATTGGATTTACACAATGACCTGCAGTATGTTATACAACACCTAGATGAGTGTCGTGACTATGACGGTGCTTGTCAACGTAAACTAGACAATGCTGTGTGTATACTGCATAATATGTTTGAGTTTTCCCCAAAATTGGATGAAAAGGGAAGAAGAATGTATTACTCAGATTGGGTATTTTCAGAGGACGTGAAAGATGATTGCTGAAGCACTTGTTTGCCTAGCACTCAACGTGTACCATGAGGCCCGTGACCAGCCCTTTATTGGGCAGGTTGCGGTAGCCCAAGTGGTAATGAACAGAGTACGTGATGACAGGTATCCCGACACACCATGTGACGTGGTGATGCAGGGTCCAACCTACTCATGGGCTGAACACTACCCTGTACGTCATCGTTGCCAGTTTAGCTGGTACTGTGACGGTAAATCAGATAACACTCCAGATCAGGGAGCCTATGACAAGGCTCTTATGATTGCTCACGGTGTATACTACGGCAACCTAGATGACTTTGTGGAGGGTGCTACACACTACCACGCTGTCTATGTGTTGCCTGAGTGGGCAGAAAGCAAGACTAAAATTGTACAAATAGGAGAACACATCTTTTATAGATGGGATTAAGACTTGACATAACCTGTGTATTGTTATATAACACAGCATCACTTGCCCTTATGGGCTTTAACCGTCCCAAGTTGGGACACTGAGAGGAGAATAAAAATGCCTTTAGATTTTACAGCAGAAGAGATCGTCCCTGATCACATTAACTTTCCAGTTATCCATGAGCCTACTAAGTTTGATAAGTCCAAGTATGTCGTAAATGGCAACACGGGTGAATATCTTGGCATCGTGGGTACAGGTTTCCCTAAAAAGTCACATGGTGAATACTTTACTGAAGTTCATAACGGTATATCTAATCACTTTGGGATGGAGTTTTGCAATAACATGAACATCAAGTTCAAGACTGCACATAACAACGCTTGGGTTTTGATGGACATGGTTATGCCTAATGTTCTACGCAAGATTGAGTCTGACAAGCACACAACAACAATTGCACCACGCTTGATTGCTTTGCATGGCCTTAACGGTACTTGTTCTAATCAGGTTTACTTTGGTTCTATTGATTTCTTCTGCACAAATGGAATGATCACTGGTGACTTTGATCAGGTTAAGCGGAAGAACTCATCCAACTTTGTTTTGGAACGGTTTATCAAAGAACTAAAAGATACAGTGTCTGACTTTAATGAGTCAGCTAATAAGTATCAGAAGTGGGCAGAGAAAAAGCTAATGGCTTCTACAGTCAAGGATATGCTTGAGAACATTATGTCAAAGAGCAAGTCTGAAAAGATGTTTAGCTTATATAACTATGAGGCATCTACTCGTGGTCAGAACGTGTGGGCATTGTACTCTGCCTTTACTAACTTCTCTAGCCATCAGGGTGAGGACAACGGCTTTGCTTTGAGAAAAACTGGCAACGACACACAGGCAAAGAGCATGTGGGATCGTGAGCAGGAAGTGGCAAAGTGGACTAGCACACCACAATTCCGTCAACTGGTGGCAGCATAACAATGCGTTATAAACTACAGGACGTGGTAGATGACTACTACAATTCATATGATTTCAACATCTTACGAGAGGATACTAAGAAACAGTATCAATATCATATTGGAGTCATGCTAGACACTGTAGTTGAGAGCAAAGCTATTCGGGAAAGGTACTGCGACAAAGTGTCATCCCGAATGGCGAAGCTGTCATATAACCAATGGTGTGAGAGAGGCATTTCTTTTGCCAATCATGTGTTATCTGCCTCTCGCATACTGTTTAATCACGGTCTGCACATGGAGATGTTGCTTATCAACCCATTTATATCGGTCAAGAAACGCCCTGTGGGTGTCCGTAGGACTGTCTGGAGTAGGGAGCAAGTACAATCCTTCCTAGACGCCGCCTACAGCGATTTTAGCACCCGTAGCGTGGGTCTTATTGCACAGATGGCATACGAATGGTGTCAGAGACTTGGTGATATGCGTATGTTGACATGGGATAGCTTAGATTTAGATGCTTGCAGGGTACATATTAGGCAGTCTAAGCGTAAAGCAGAGGTATTTTTGCCAATTGAGCAAGAATTAAATGAGATGTTAATTGAGCAGAAACAAGACTTTGGCTTTCAAGAGTATGTCGCACCTATGACAGAGCCTATTAGGGGTGTATACCATCCTTACACAATACACAGGCTTCCAAAGGTGGCACGTAGAGTAATGAGAGAGTCAGGATTGCCTGAATCGCTACGATTGTCGGACTTAAGACGCACGGGTACTACTGAAATGGTTGAGGCTGGGGTGTCTATGGGTAATATTATGTCGGTTACAGGACATGCTAACCCACAGTCAGTAAAGCCATACATGAAAAATACTTTTGCTAGTGCTGATTTAGCCTTGACGACTCGTAAAAAACATGATATTTAAACATCGTGATTGCCAAACGGACCTATATATAATACATATATATGAGGAGAATAGTAATGAATATTAGAAGTTATGTAGAAGACTTAGATATAGCTGTAGGTGATTCTCGTAGAATTAATTGTCCTGTTTGTGGTTCATATAAAACATTTACTGCTACAAATAACATGGGTAAGCTACTGTGGAATTGTTATAAGGCTTCTTGTAGTGTGAGTGGTAATACTCGTGCTAAAGTTACTGCTGATGATTTACGTAAGATGTATGGTGATCAGGAAGTGTCCCAAGTTGGGACATTTGAAATGCCAGAGTATGTGGTAAATCGTAGTGGTGGTTTGCACATGAACAGGTGGTGTGCCAAGTGGGGCATTGATGGTGAAGCATTAGGTCTGATGTATGATGTAAAGGAAGACAGGGTTGTGTTTCCTGTTGTACATGAGGGCTTGGCTGTTGATGCTGCAGGTCGTGCGCTAGGTAAAAGATTACCTAAATGGAAAAGATATGGAAATAGTGGCTTGCCATATGTATCTGGTTATGGTAAAGTCGCAGTTGTTGTTGAGGACTGTGTTAGTGCAGCCGTTGTTGGTGAGTACGGTTCTTTTGTCGGGGTTGCGATATTAGGCACGTCTTTGTCTGAATCGCATAAAAGGTATCTAGCACAGTTCTCAACAGCCGTTATGGCATTAGACCCCGATGCTTTACCAAAAACACTACAGTTCAAAAAAGAGTTGAGTGGATACGTGAATGACGTTAAGGTGCTACGCCTTAATGATGATATTAAATACCAAAACCCCGATGACATGGAACGGCTTTGTGCCTTCCAAGATATATAGGAGAAAACCAAATGGAATTAGCAATACTAAGAAGTTTAATGGACAAGGAGTTCTACGACAATCATCGTGGAGCCAAGTGTCCTGATCGTCTGTTTGGTACAGACAACCGTAAGATCAAGAAAGCTATTGATACTGCGATGGACAAGTATGGTAGGTCTGTCGTGCCAGAAGAGATTGAGGCACTGTTCCTGTCTGATAATCCAACAATGACCACAGCGCAGAAGCAATCGTTTCAGCATCTGTTCAGTCAGATAAAGAAGGAACACCCGCTTGGCAGTGACGTGGCACAGGAAGTTTTGTCTAAGCTGTTTCAGTCAGTCGTGGGTACGGATATCGCAGAGTTGGGGTTTGAGTACGTAAACGGAACACAGGCCAGCCTAGAGTCGTTGCGTACATTGCTTGAGCAATACAATGATAACTTTTTACCTGATTTGAATGTGGAGTGGGATGACGTGGACATTGACACACTTCTTGCTAAGAATGATCTTGAGGCACGTTGGACATTTAACATACCCACATTGGGTCGTCAGGTTGAGGGTATCAACGCTGGTCACTTGATTGAGATAGGTGCAAGGCCCAACACAGGTAAGACATCTTTTCATGCCAGCTTGATTGCGTCACCACAGGGACTTGCCTCACAAGGTGCTAACTGTATTATCTTATGTAACGAGGAGGGTAGCCACCGTGTGGGCGCACGTTACCTGACTGCTGCAACTGGTATGACTATGAGGCAAATCAAGAACAATCCAGCCAAGGCACGTGACCTGTACGCACCCGTCAAGGAGCGTATTAAGATCAAGGACGCCACAGGACGTGATATGTCATGGGTAGAGTCTGTTTGCAAGACCTACAAGCCTGATATAGTGCTTCTAGATATGGGAGATAAGTTCGCTAGGACAGGAGGCTTTGCACGTCCTGATGAGGCTCTTAAGGCCAATGCCATTCATGCCCGTATGATTGCCAAGCAATACAACTGTGCTATGTTCTACATGTCACAGCTATCTGCAGAAGCAGAGGGCAAGGTGCTACTTAATCAGAGCATGATGGAGGGTAGTAGGACAGGTAAGGCTGCAGAGGCTGACCTTATGCTGCTTATTGCAAAGAATCCAATGAGGCAGGAGGATGATCCAAACGTAGAAGACCTACAGCGTCACATTAATGTGGTAAAGAACAAGCTGTCGGGTTGGCATGGGGTAGTCACCTGTGAGTTAGATTATCGCACTGGAAGATATACAGCATGACCCAACTAGACTTCTTTACAGAGGAGATTGAAAAGGTATGTGAGGACGGGCTTGTTTGTATCAAGTGTGATATCAGACAGCCTGTCACTAACTTCCAGCAAATGTCCTACACAAAAACAGGAGATGCAGAAATAAAAAGAACCTGCCGTTCCTGTCAGTCAGGACACAGGAAAGTAATAGCTGATTTAAGAAAACGTAACATGTATCCACAAGAGGCTAGTTATCAATGCCCAATATGCCAGAGAACTATTGATGAGGTAAATAAGTATGGGCAGAAACTACTAGGCACGTGGGTGCTTGATCACTGCCACGATACGAACACATTTCGTGGTTATATATGTAAACATTGTAATGACGGTCTTGGTGGGTTCAGAGATGACTTGACAACTGTTATGAACGCAGTTAGATACCTACAAGGTCATAAGGAGAAGATAAATGAAATTAACACTTGATGTAGAAAATACTACAGTCACCAGAAACGGTAAGCTACACCTTGATCCATTTGAGCCAGAGAACTCATTGACTATGGTGGGTATGCTTAGTGATACAGGTAATAAAGCTATTGTTACATTTGATCATAGCGAGGAGCCAGCTACGGGATTTGGTAAAGAACTGGTGCAGGATTGGCTAGACAGGACTACTATCTTGATCATGCACAATGCAGCACACGACTTGCTCTGGCTGTGGGAGTCTGGCTTTACGTATGACGGTCCTGTCTTTGATACAATGCTGGCAGAGTATGTTCTGCAACGGGGGCAGAAAGAACCCCTGTCTCTTGAAATGTGTGCTAATCGTTATGACTTGGATACAAAGAAACAGGACACACTAAAAGAATATTTTAAGAAAGGATACACAACCAAAGAAATACCTTTTGACGAGTTGTCTGAATACCTAACGGCTGACCTAGTTGCCACACAGCAGTTATCTGACAAGTTGTATTACCGTCTTAATACACCAGAAGATTCGGGTCTTATGGAGACAGTGATACTCACAAATAAAGTTGCAGTATGTCTCGCCCGTATATATCAGCGTGGATTTAAGGTTGACTTGTTTGCTCTTGAAAGTGTGCGTCAAGAATTTGAACAGGAGAAGCGTCAACTTATTGACAGTCTGCAGCGTCAGGTTACAGAGATAATGGGAGACACACCTGTTAATCTTAACAGTCCAGAGCAATTGTCTCAGGTAATCTATAGCAGAAAGCCTATTGACAAAACTATGTGGCAGAATAACTTTGACAAGTATATGAGTAAGACATCATATAAAGAGATGGTGTCAATGCACTCAGAGCCTGTCTACAAGACAAGGGCAAAGCAATGCCCCAACTGCTATGGTCGTGGTACATATTATAAGAAGAAGGTAGACGGTAGTAATTGGTCAAAGCCTTCTAAGTGTCAGGACTGCAACGGTGTAGGTTTCTTGTTTCTTAATACAAAAGAATTAGCAGGTCTTAGGTTTTCTGCACCAGATGCAAAGTGGATAAGCGCACACGGCTTTACAACAAGCAAGACTAATCTAGAAATCCTTGAGGGTTTTGCTAGACAGCGTGGCATGGAAGATGCTACTAGTTTTTTGAGTAAGGTAAAGCGTCTAAGTGCTTTGGACACTTACCTGTCATCCTTTGTTGATGGCATTCAGAACTACACAAAAGAGGATGGCAAGTTGCATGTTCGCTTGCTACAGCATCGCACTGCCACTGGCAGGTTTAGTGGGGCTGATCCTAATATGCAGAACATGCCAAGAGGTGGCACATTCCCTGTCAAAAAAGTGTTCATATCACGGTGGGAAGGTGGCAAAATTATGGAAGCAGACTTTGCACAGCTTGAGTTTAGGGCTGCTGCATTTTTATCACAGGATGAGGTAGCGATAAATGAAGTATCTACTGGATTTGATGTACACAGTTACACCGCTGAAGTTATTACCAATGCTGGTCAGCCTACGGACAGACAGACTGCGAAGGCGCATACATTCGCGCCGTTATATGGAGCGACAGGCTATGGAAGAACAAAAGCGGAGGCAGAATACTATGAACACTTCAGTCAAAAATACAAAGGGATCGCAGCTTGGCACTCCCGCTTGGCTAAAGAAGTTTTATCAACGAACAAAATAACTGCACCATCTGGTCGTCAATACGCATTTCCTAATGTAGTTAGGAAGACTAATGGTACAGTAAGTTACTTTACACAGATAAAGAATTACCCTGTGCAGGGATTTGCCACAGCAGATATTGTGCCAATTACCCTATTGCATATTGATGAATTATTGTGTAATATGCAAAGCTGTATTGTTAACACAGTGCATGATTCTATTGTGATTGACATACATCCAGACGAGGAACGTCAGGTCATTGATCTTATCGGTAAGGTAAACAATGATTTGACCAACATCGTTAATACTACGTTTAGGATTGACCTAAATGTACCTTTGCTTTTAGAGGCAAAAATTGGAAATAATTGGCTTGACACTAAGGATGTAAGCTGATATAACTATGCATCTTAATCTGAAAGGAGCAGAAAGAATGAATGACTTAACAGTAATGAGTAGTGGTAACTATGACGCTATAGCGCAGATGGTTGGTATTACTGACGATGTGAATACAGGGAGCAAAGTTGATGCTCTCAACCGTTTGCGTCTATGGCATTATCCTACTATGGGTCAAGCCGAAATAAATGGAAAGCTAAAGAATGTTGAAGTGATTGATGGTGGAGTATTCCGTCTAGAGGTTATTGAAGGCAGCGTATCTAAATACGTATTTAGCAAAACAATTAGTGTGCGTCCCTTTATGCAAAGGTTTATGTTGAAGCGGTATGTGGCAAACAAAAACCCAAAGCCTAATGAAAAGAAAGGTGAGTTCCAGCGCACCATCATGTCAAACACTTTGAAGAAAGACCTGAAGGATAATACTGGAAGGTTTAACTGTGGAAAGCCCTCTGGTTACATTGAGGACTTTCAAGCATTACCCATAGACATGCAAGACTTAATCCGTCAGATTAAGCGTGTACGGGTATTGTTTGGTATTGTCACTATGGAGAATCCCGTGGATGAATCTGGTAAGCCTATGGATGAGTTTGATGCTCCATTCGTTTGGGAGATTGATAACAAAGATGCCTTCAAGAGTGTCGGAGAATGCATGGGTACATTTGCTAGACATCAGCGTATGCCATTCCATCATGCCATTACCTTTACCGAATCTACACAGCATGAAATGGATAACAATAGCAGCTATTATACTCCTGTATGTAAAGTAGATATGGGTATACACTATGAACACACTAAGGAAGATGATGAAACATTGTCACATTTCTTGGATTGGATTAAAAACAAAAATGACTACGTGTGTAAAGAGTGGGATACTAAAAACACCAAGCGTCAGGAAGAAATGCCTGATGAAGACATGGAAGTAGTAGAAGACTTCATTAACATTGAACTGGAAGAGGGAGAAGAAAAATGAATCATCCTGCCGAAATGAAACTGCATAGGTACATGACTGATGCAGCTAATGGTAAATCAACAATATCTGAGGAGGTAATTCAAAAGATAGGCTCTGATATCATGGACGCATTGCGGAGACAATTCGGCGGGAGAGAGAAAAAAGAGTTTAGGTTGCGTATGTCTAATGTTGGACGCCCAACTTGCCAACTGTGGTTTGAGAAACACAAGCCAGAGGCAGCGCAACCTAAGTCTAATAACTTTGTAATGAATATGATGCTTGGAGACATTGTTGAAGCTGTCTTCAAGGGTCTGTTAGATGAAGCAGGAGTTGAGTATGGAGATGCAGAGAATGTTGTTCTTAAACTGGAAGATGGCACAGAGATTAATGGAACATATGATATTGTTATGGACGGTGCGGTTGATGATATCAAGTCAGCATCTGATTGGTCGTATCGTAATAAGTTTGAGTCATACAGTACCCTCGCTGCTGGTGATGGCTTTGGCTATATTGGACAACTGGCTGGCTATGCTAAAGCAACAGGTAAACGTGCTGGTGGCTGGTGGGTAGTAAATAAAGCTAATGGTAAGTTTAAGTACGTACCCGCTGAAGGTATTGATACAGACAAAGAAGTAGATAAGATACAAGCAACAGTAAAAACTGTAGAGAAAGATGAGTTTGTTCGCTGCTTTGAACCAGAGGAAGAGACATTCAGAAAGGTAGCAACAGGTAACAAAGTGCTGAATAAACATTGCACATTCTGTGATTTCAGGAATACTTGTTGGCCTACCCTGCAAGAACATCCTCAAGCTAAATCAAAAGCAAAGTTTCCTAAGATGGTGCAGTACATTGAATATAATGCCGAACAAGCAAGCTAGGAAGCATGGCTATCGCAGTGGGCTAGAACATAAACTTTCTATTTATCTTGATGAACTCAAACAGAACTACGGTTATGAGTCCATTAAGATTGAATGGGAAGACCTAGCCTACCGCACCTACACCCCAGATTTTATTCTAGACAACGGAATAATAATTGAAACAAAGGGTAGGTTTCTAGCAGCAGATAGACGTAAACATCTTGCGATTAAAAAACAGCATCCTAAACTTGACATACGATTTGTTTTCACTAATAGTAGGGCCAAGTTACGTAAGGGTGCAAAGAGTAATTATGCAGAGTGGTGTATCCGATATGGTTTCTTGTACTATGATCGCATCATACCAGAAGATTGGTTGAAAGAAAAAGGAAGAAACAAGCACCCAAACTTTATTAAATTTAAGGGTACAAAAGTAAAAAGGAGATAAGACATGGACGTTACATCATTCAATATACAACTAAAACCTGATCTAGATGACGATGATTGCTGGACAGGTGGACTAGAAGTTAGTATTATGCACGACAAACATAATCCTATGGATAGACATAGTTTTCTGCATCTACAGCATCTAGCAGAAATTGTTGCTTGTTCTGTGGCTTTTATGGAGGCAAATCCAGAAGTTATAAAACAAATAGAGGATTTCATAGATGAGACATCTGAAGATGAAGAAGAAAATATGTCAGGACATACGGTTGAAGAGATAGGTGATAATGTGGTAAAGTTATCTTTCAACAGTAAAACGAAAGGAAGAGCATAATGCGGCATGAAGATTACATGAAAGAAATGTTAGAAAAAGTAGAGGCAAATGAGAAAGCGGCAAAAGAAGCATATGGTAATGTTGATATGGTCAATAGTCCGTCACATTACAATCAGTCAGGTATTGAGTGTATTGCCGCCATTCAAGCTGCACTTGGGCCTAACTTCAAGTATTATTTGCAGGGTAATATAATGAAGTATCTATGGCGTTTTGACTACAAGGGTAAGCCACTAGAAGACTTACAAAAAGCACAGTGGTATTTGAATAGTTTACTTGAAGATGTGATGGCTAGTGATGAGAGTTAAGATGTTTATCTCAGTAGAGATTGACGAAGAAGAATATCCTGTTCCTGCAGACGGGAGAGTAGACGAAGAATTAGAGGATGCATTTTTAGACTTGATGCACGACATTGAGGGTGTGTCAGTTAAATCAATTAGAGCAGTTATGGAGAGCAAAGAATGAATAACTATTTACCTACAGATTACCAAAACTTCATCGCGCTATCGCGGTATGCACGATGGAAAGAAGACGAACAACGCCGTGAGACATGGATTGAAACAGTAGAACGCTACTTTGACTACATGAAAAAACATTTGCATAGCACGTGCAACTATGTGCTGTCAGATGAACTGCGTGGCGAACTAGAAGAGGCTGTGCTAAACCAAGATATCATGCCTAGCATGAGAGCCTTGATGACTGCTGGCCCTGCACTGGATCGCTGTCACGTGGGTGCATACAACTGTTCTTACGTGCCTGTAGACAGCCCTAGAGCATTTGATGAGACTATGTACATTCTAATGTGTGGAACGGGTGTAGGCTTCTCTGTAGAGCGTGAAGTAGTGGACAAGTTGCCTATTGTAAATGAAGATATGCATGAGACAGATACAGTAATCAAAGTAGGTGACAGCCGCCCCGGATGGGCAAAGTCTCTGCGTGAACTTGTATCTCTACTATACGCTGGTCAGATTCCAAAGTGGGATGTATCAGAGGTGCGTCCTGCAGGTGAAAGACTAAAAACATTTGGTGGTCGTGCCAGTGGCCCAGCACCTTTGGAAGAACTTTTTGACTTTATCATTAAGAAGTTTAAAGGTGCAGCAGGTCGCAGACTTTATCCTATTGAGTGTCACGATATCATGTGTAAGATTGGTGAGGTTGTAGTTGTTGGTGGTGTACGCCGTAGCGCACTTATCAGCCTGTCCAACTTGAATGATGATCAGATGGCACATGCCAAGTCAGGTGTATGGTGGGATGAACCTGAGAAGGGTATCAAACGTGAAGGCCAAAGAGGACTAGCCAATAACTCTGTAGCATATAAAGTAAAACCAGAGATGGGTACATTTATGCGGGAGTGGTTATCACTATATGAATCACACTCTGGTGAACGTGGTATCTTCAATCGTCAAGCAGCAAAGGTACAAGCAGCTAAGAATGGTAGGCGTGATGCGGAACAAGATTTCGGATGCAATCCTTGCAGTGAAATTATCTTGCGCCCATATCAGTTCTGCAATTTGTCAGAGGTAGTTGCACGTGCCAGTGATACACAACAGACATTGCGTGAGAAGGTACGTCTTGCTACAATATTGGGTACATTCCAATCTACACTGACAAACTTTAAATATCTGCGTAATGTGTGGAAGAAGAACACAGAGGAAGAGCGTTTGCTGGGCGTGTCACTGACAGGTATCATGGACAACGACTTGCTCAGTGGTACATCAGCGCATCTTGGCAAGAACATTGGGCAGACACTGGAGACATTGCGTGACACAGCAGTAGAGACTAACGCTGCTATGGCTGAACAGCTTGGTATTCCACAGTCAACAGCCATCACATGTGTCAAGCCTAGCGGCACAGTGTCTCAGCTTGTAGACAGTGCGTCTGGCATTCATGCACGGCACAACCCACACTACATTCGGACTGTACGTGGCGATAACAAAGACCCCATTACGCAGTTCCTTATATCAGAAGGTATACCGAATGAGCCAGATGTAGGTAAGCCGCACAGCACTACTGTGTTTAGCTTCCCAATGGCAGCACCACGTGGGGCAGTAACACGCACAATTATGTCAGCTATTGAACAGCTTGAGTTGTGGCTTACTTATCAGCGTTACTGGTGTGAGCATAAGCCATCCGTCACAGTCTCCATAAAAGAGAATGAGTGGATGGAGGTAGGAGATTGGGTGTACAAACACTTTGATGAAGTGTCAGGCATTAGCTTCTTACCGTTTGATGATCACGTGTACAAGCAAGCCCCATATCAGGACTGTACAGAAGATGAATACGATGCTATGATGGCAGAAATGCCTCGCAGTGTTAATTGGTCTAAGTTGCAGGAGTTTGAGAAAGAGGACAACACTTCAGGTGGACGTGAGTTGGCATGTACTGCAGGTGTGTGTGAAGTAGTTGACTTGAACGCAGCATGAATTTAACCAGAGGAGAAAGCAAATGAAAATAGAGATAGCTGACTGCATTGAACTAGCAGATGGTGGTGCTGTAGTCACATTAGAATTAGACGAAGAGGCAAGATGTTGCTTGATTTCCGAAGCAATTAAGAGTAGAATACTTGCAGGACTTGAGGCAATGGACGAAATGGATGAAAGGACTTGACAAATGAGAGAAAGAATGTTAGAAGTATTGAGAAG